ATGATGTCGGGTGCAACATCGCCGGCACGGCAGTGGTTCCGCCTTGCCACGCCGGACCCGGAGCTCAACTCCTACGATCCCGTCAAGCTCTGGCTTGATGACGTGACCAAGCGCATGCAGCGCGTGTTCCAGAAGTCGAACACCTACAACGCGCTGCACCAAATGTACGAGGAACTCGGCACCTTCGGCACCGCCGCGACCATCCTGCTCCCCGACTACCAGAGCGTCATCCATCACTACCCGCTGACCTGCGGCGAGTACTGCATCTCGACCGACGCCAAGGGCCGAGTCTGCACCCTATACCGCGAGTTTGAGATGACCGTTTCGCAGGTGGTCAAGGAGTTCGGCCTCGAGAAGTGCAGCGTGTCGGTGCAGAACATGTACCACACCGGGAACCTCGACCAGTGGGTGCCCGTGATCCACGCCATTGAACCGCGTGCTGACCGCGACATCGGCAAGCGCGACGCCAAGAACATGCCGTGGGGGTCGTATTACTTCGAGGTCGGCGGTGAGGAAGGCGTGTTCCTGCGCGAGAGCGGGTTCCAGTACTTCCCGGCGCTCTGCCCGCGCTGGTCCGTGATCGGCGGCGACATCTACGGCAACAGCCCCGGCATGGAGGCGCTCGGCGACATCAAGCAGCTCCAGCACGAGCAGCTCCGCAAGGCGCAGGCCATCGACTACCAGACCAAGCCTCCGCTCCAGGTTCCGGCGTCCATGAAGAACCGCGACGTGGAGACGCTCCCGGGCGGCGTGTCGTACTACGACGGGCAGTCGAACGGGATCAAGACCGCGTTCGAGGTCAACCTGAACCTTCAGTATCTGCTGAACGACATCATGGACTGCCGCGAGCGCGTGCGCGGGGCGTTCTACGCCGACCTGTTCCTGATGCTCGCCAACATCCCGAACAGCCGCATGACCGCCACCGAGGTCGCCGAGCGCCACGAGGAGAAGCTCCTCATGCTCGGCCCCGTCCTCGAGCGCCTGCACAACGAGTTGCTGTCCCCGCTCGTGGACATCACGTTCACGCGCATGGTGGCGTCTGGCGCGATCCCGCCGGCACCGCCTGAATTGCAGGGCATGGACCTGAACGTCGAGTTCGTCAGCATGCTGGCGCAGGCGCAGCGTGCCATCGGCACCAACGCCGTGGACCGCTTCGTCGGCAACCTCGGGGCCATCGCCCAGATGAAGCCCGACATCCTCGACAAGTTCGACCAGGACCAATGGGCCGACGTATACGCCGACATGCTCGGCGTGGACCCATCCCTCATCGTGGCCGACAAGGAGGTCGCCGTCCTGCGCGACGCCCGCAACCGTGCGATGGCGGCGAAGGAGCAGGCCGCGGCGATGCAGCAGACCTCGCAGAGCGTCAAGAACATGGCGCAGGCACCGACCGGGCAGCAGAACGCGCTGACCGACGTGATGAACATGTTCTCCGGGTACGGGTCGCCTTCAGGCGTTGAGGTCTAATCATGCCATACACCAAGCAGGGGACGAACTTCCTATACGATGATGTATCTGGCGACATCATTGGCGTGAAGGATTCGGACAGCGGCGAGATGTACTTCGCACGCGATCCTCGGATTGGCGTGTTTGTTTCCATGCAGGATCAGACGGACGGGTCGCCCGGGACGCCGATGGAGTTTGACACGACCGTCATTTCACGCGGCATTACGCTTGTCGGCAACGACACCATCCGCGTGGATCGCAAGGCCATCTACAACTGGCAGCTGTCGGTGCAGATCCAGAACAGCGACTCGCAGGCGCATTCGTTTGACCTGTGGGGCAAGCGAAACGGCACCGCAATCCCAAGCAGCAATTTCTCGTACTCGGTGCCTTCAAGCCACGGCGGAAGCCCAGGCCGCCTTGTTCCAAGTCAGAACTTCTATCTGACGCTTGAGGCTGGCGACGAGATCCAAGTGCTTTGGTACACGGATAACGCCAACGTGACCATTCAGCACGTTGATCCGCAGACCTCGCCTGATCGTCCGGCAACGCCGTCGATCATCCTGACGGTCAACGAGGTCAGCAGCCTGTTCATCTGACAGTACCCGTAAGCATTAGCCACAGGGATACAGTCCTGCCGTGAGCAATTACGACCCCCTCGACCTGCGGGGACAGGAGCGCGACCGAGCCGAGAAAGAGCTTCGTGAGCGCCTGGAACGGCAGAACGAGGAGGCCGACGTGAAGTGGCTCATGTCCAGCAAGCGAGGCCGTCGCATTGTGTGGCGGCTGCTGGACCAGGCGGGCGTGTTCCGCAGTTCCTTCAACACCAACGCGATGTCGATGGCATTCGCGGAGGGCGGAAGGAACTACGGGCTACGAATGCTCGGCATGGTCCACACGCTTTGCCCGGAGCAATACCCCGCGATGATGAAGGAACAAGCAAGCAATGAGCGAACCAACGATGATGGAAACGGCTGAAACCAACACCACAGCCGCTCCCGCATCCGATGCTGCCGCAAACAACTCGGCGACGGCCGAGAAGCTATACGGCGGCGAGCAGAAGGCGACCGCGACCCAGGACCAGCAAGCCGCCGATGCGGCCGCTGCTGGCAAGGCTCCGGCCACCGACGCCGAGGCAACCGAGGCACCCGCCGAGGACAAGCCGACCGCGCCGGAAACCTACGAGTTCAAGGCACCGGAGGGTCGAGTGTTCGACTCCGAGGTCATCGCCGAGTACTCAAAGGTGGCGAAGGAGTTGAACCTGTCGCAGGAAGCCGCGCAGCGCGTCCTTGACGCAGTCGGCCCAAAGTTGGCCGAACGTCAGGCGGCGCAGATTGAGGCCGTCCGCACCGGATGGGCCGACAGCAGCAAGTCCGACAAGGAGTTTGGCGGCGAGCGTCTGTCGGAGAACCTGTCCGTGGCGAAGAAGGCGCTCGATGCGTTCGGTACTGCCGAACTCCGCAGCCTGCTCAACGAGTCCGGCCTCGGGAACCACCCGGAAGTGATCCGGTTCATGTTCCGCGCCGGGAAGGCGATCAGCGAGGACAGCATGGTCACGGGAACTCGAGGCGAGGCCAAGCCGGCCGGACCCCGCTCGTTCAATGACCTCGCCGACGCCCTGTACTCATCCAGCACCTAACCCCACGAAAGGGAAACAGTCATGGCAACTCTGTCCACCAGCAACCTGACGCTCGCCGATTGGGCGAAGCGCACCGATCCCGAGGGCCGCGTCCCGGTCATCGCGGAACTCCTGTCCCAGACCAACGAGATCCTCGAGGATTGCGTGTTCAAGGAGGGCAATCTGCCCACCGGCGAGCGCGTCGTGATCCGCACGGGCCTCCCGAGCGTCTACTGGCGTGCCCTCAACCAAGGCATTCCGAACAGCAAGAGCACGACTGCCCAGGTCGATGAAGCCTGCGGCATCCTCGAGGCTCGCAGCGAGGTCGATAAGGATCTCGCCATGCTGAACGGCAACACCGCGCAGTTCCGTCTGTCCGAGGACGTGGCCTTCCTCGAGGCCATGAACCAGACGCAGGCGACCACGATGTTCTACGGCAACCCCGCCACGGACCCGAAGCAGTTCCTCGGCCTCGCGCCGCGCTACTCGGCCCTGACGGGATCGAACAACAGCGTGAACGTCCTCAACGGCCTCGACGGCGGCGGCTCGTACTCGGGCACCGCGAACACTTCGGTGTACCTCGTTGTGTGGAGCGACCAGACCGTGTACTGCCCCTTCCCCAAGGGCAGCACCGCGGGCCTCGTCCACGAGGATCTCGGCGAGCAGACCGTCTATGACGGCAACAACCGCCTCCAGGCTTACGCCACCCGTTACCAGTGGAAGAACGGCCTGGTCGTGAAGGACTGGCGGTACGTGGTTCGCATCGCCAACATCAACACCACCGACCTGCTCGCCCAGTTGAATGGTCAGGCGGCCACCTCGTCTAGCAACCTGATCCGGCTGATGGCTCGCGCCCTCTACCGCATCCCGAACATGTCGATGGGTCGTGCCGCGTTCTACATGAACCGGACCGTCCACAGCGGCCTGTCGATCATGGCGCTCGACAAGAGTCAGGCCGTCCTGAAGGTCAACGAGGGTCTGTCGCAGTTCGGCACCCCGTACAGCTGGCTGTCGTTCCTCGGAGTTCCCCTCCGCAAGGTCGATGCCATCATCAACACCGAAGCCGAGGTGTCCTAATAGGACACAGGAAGGAACACAGCAATGATTACTGACAAGCTCCTCGTCGTGTCCGGGTCCAACACCCCGGGCTCCGCCATCACGGGTCAGGCCATCACGGCTGACGCCTACTCGACCGACACCATCGACCTCGGCACCGCCCGGGACATTGGTGAAGGTGCGGATCTGTACATGGTGTTCACCGTGGTTGAAGCGTTCAACACCCTCACCAGCCTCGACCTCGAGGTGGTGATCTCGGCGAACGCCAACCT